AGATGGTACTAAACCAGGTAAAAAAGAAGTTGGTTTTATTGCACAAGATTTAGACGAAACTCAAATAAAATATAATTTAGAAGAACATTTAGAAATAGTACTAAAAGATAATCCAGATAAATTAGAAGCAGCACCTGGTAAAATTCTTCCTATATTAGTTAAAGCTATACAAGAACTTAAAGCACAAAACGATAGTTTAAAATCTAGAATAGAAACATTGGAGAGTTAACCAATGCTCTTCGGATTTGCCTCATTTGCAGAACGACCTTTTTCTACGGTCGATGATGACAACAGTGTAAATATACAAGTTACAGGTAATGCATTAGCCATTAGTATTGGTACTCCTACAATTGTTTCTGATTCAACAGCACTTCCTAGTGGTTCTCAAGTAACTCTTGGAGCAGGAACTGTAACTGTTACAGGGATAGCAAATGTTTCTACAACAGGCTCACAAGTAACTCTTGGAGTAGGAAGTCCTTCAGTAAAAATAGATGTAACAGCAGCGGTTACTGGAAATGCATTGACCTTATCAACAGGAAGTGTTACAATAACGGGAACAGCACTTGTAAATCCAACAGGTTCACAAGTAACGGCAAAAACAGGAGAACCAAATGTTATTACTTGGAACGATATAGTACCAGGTGTAAACATGACATGGACAAATATTGACCCTTATTAAATAAATTATGGCATCATCTTTTTCAACAAACTCAAAATTAGAACTTATAACAACTGGTGAAAAAGCCGGGTTATGGGGCACGATTACTAATACAAATTTACAGATACTAGAACAATTATCTACGGGTTACTTGTCCTCTGCACAGCTTGCAAGTGGTGACCTTACTTTAGCATTAGATAATGGTGCAACATCTACAGGAAAAAATTTATATATAAAACTAACAGGTACACTTGGTGCAAATAGAAATGTAACTATTCCTAGTGGCGCTGAAAGAGTAATGATATTTGAAGACGCAACTACAAGAGGAGCTTCTTCTTCTTTATTTACAATAACAGTTAAAACAGTTTCAGGATCCGGGATTGCATTACCTATAGGATCTACTTCTTTAGTTTATTCTGACGGTACAAATGTTAGTCTTGGAATAAAAGAAAAAGGTTATGTAACATTAAACTCTTCAGCAATCACTGCATACACTGCAGTTGACGGAGATCAAATTTTAGCAAACACCACAGCTAACCCAATTACAGTAACATTACCAGCTTCACCTGCAACAGGTGCCGAGGTGGGTTTTGTTGATGCTAGAGGTACGTTTGCCAATAACAATTTAATTTTAAATAGGAATAATCAACCTATTAATTCAGGAACAAGTAATTTAACTTTAACAACTAGTGGTCAAGCCTTTTCATTAGTGTACGTTGATTCAACAAGAGGTTGGGCGTATAAAACCAACACGGCATAAGGAGCATGGACCATGGCCCTTATTGATTTTACTATTAAACCAGGTATCGATAAACAAGATACTGAAGTCGGAGCAGAAAACCGTTGGATTGATTCTGATAATTCAAGATTTAGATATGGACTACCTGAAAAAGTAGGAGGTTGGTCTTCTTTAATATCAGATTCTATTGTAGGTGTATCAAGAAAACTTCATGCATTTGTAGACTTAAATGGAAACAGGTATGTTGCAATCGGTACAGATAAATTTTTACTTTTATATTTTGAAGGTCAACTGTTTGATATAACACCTATAAAAACACCTTTAGCTTCTTCAACAATCGCAACTGTACAAAATTCCCCAGTGTGTACAATTACAACGGGATCAGCTCACAACTTAGAACCTGGTGATATTATTTTATTAATTAGTGTAACTTTACCAAATAGTACAGGATACAATGCATCTGATTTTGATGATAAACTATTTCAAGTAACTTCAGTTACATCTCCAACAGTTTTTACAATTACACAAAGTTCAAATGCAGGAGGAAACGTATCCACAGGTGGTAGTATGTCTGTTATACCTTATGAAAAAATTGGTCCTGCTGATCAATCTTATGGCTATGGTTTTGGTATATCTCAATGGGATGGATCAGTTCCAGGTGCTGCAACATCAACATTAAATGGAGCATTAACTGCAGACACTGCAGGTACAGGTGGATCCGGTACAAATGTTACACTGGCTGCAACAACCAACTTTACGGCGGCAGGTAGAATTTTAGTTGAATCAGAATTAATATCTTATGGAGCTGTTTCATCTCCAAACCTAACAGGAATTACAAGAAATGTTAATGGTACAACAAACGCTTCTCACAGTACTGGCACAGCTGTTGTTGATGCAACAAATTATTCTGACTGGGGTGAAGCAGTCCTTGCATCAGAAGTAACTCTTGAACCTGGACTTTGGTCTTTAGATAATTTTGGTCAAGTATTGGTTGCAACTATTGCGAACGGTAAAACCTTTACATGGAATGCAGGAGCAGCATCACCGACAACAGTTAGAGCATCTACTGGTACTTCAGGTTTTTCTACAGCAAGTAATCCAACAGCAACAAGACTAACTTTGATATCACCAACAACTAGACACTTATGTCATTTTGGAACTGAAACAACTATTGGCAATACAGCAACACAAGATGATATGTTTATACGGTTCTCGGACCAAGAAAACATAAACGAGTATACCGCAACAGCTATTAATAGTGCGGGTGATTTTAGATTACAGGATGGTACTAAGATTGTTGGAGCTATAAAAGCAAAAGAAACAATTTTAGTTTGGACTGATAATGCATTGTACACTATGAAATTTATCGGCGCACCGTTTACATTTGGATTTGAACAAGTCGGTACTAACTGTGGATTGATTGGTAAGAATGCAGTTGTTGAGATAGATGGTAATGCTTTTTGGATGAGTGCAAATGGTCTATTTCTATTTGACGGTACAGTTAAATCTTTACCTTGTACTGTAGAAGATTTTGTTTACGACAGTTTAGATACTACAAAAGGTCAACAAGTTGCAGCAGGTATAAATAATTTATTTACGGAAGTTGTTTGGTATTATCCAACAACAGGATCTAATTATAATAATGCGTACGTAGTATTTAATTATGGAGAAACAGGTAGAAACACACCAGGTGGTGTTTGGTATACTGGAACAGAAGCAAGAACTTCTTGGATTGATGCAGTTGTTTATCCAAAACCTTATGCTACTAAATTTAATTCAACATCTAGTGGTACTTTTCCTACAGTTGTAGGACAAAATGGTTTAGGTCAAACACAATTTTTTGAACATGAAGTAGGGACAGATCAAATTAATCAGGATGGTTCTACTACAACAATTACATCATTTATAAAATCATTTGATTTTGATTTACAAGCAAAACAAAAAGATGCTCAAGGTAAATCAAGTGGACCAACTATTGCCGGTGAATCATTTTTAGCACTAAGAAGATTTATACCTGATTTTAAAACATTAACTGGAAATGCAGTAGTAACACTAGCGATTAAAAGATATCCTCAACAATCAGATACTGTAAGTAGTTTAAGTCCATTTACAATTACTTCTACCACTGATAAAAAAGACACAAGAGCTAGAGGACGTTATTTAAATGTTAAAATTGAAAACAAATCTAGTGGTGAAGAGTGGAGATTTGGTACTTTTAAAATCGATATACAACCGGATGGACGTAGATAGTGGCTAAGATAGTAATAAGAATACCAGAACCTAAAAGAGAATATGATGAATCTAACCAAAAACAAATTAACAGAGCAATGGGTTTAGTTGTGGAACAATTAAACTCTACATTTTTAAATGAATTAAAACAAGATCAAGAAAGGTTTGCGTGGTTCAATGGCTAATATATATTTAAACGCTAAAAAAGATTTAACTGCTACTACAGCTACGACTGTATATACTGTTCCATCAAACTCTAGAGCAATATTAAAGTCCATGTATGTCTCAGAAGATACCGGAAATGCAGATACTATTACAGTGAAATTATTTGCTGGAAATCCAGCAAGTGCTGATTCTTTTAGTTTATACAAAACTAAAGCTGTTGGTGCTAATGCAACAGAACAATTAATAACAGAACCCATTATAATGATGGAAAACGAAGTACTACAAGTTACAGCAGCTACTGCAAATAGGTTGCATGTTACGTTGTCTGTGCTAGAAATAAACAGAGATTAAATATGTCATTTATAGAAACAGAAGCATCAGTAAGATACGAAACAGTTAATGGTAAAAAAACCATGATTATCACACCTAAATGTGAAGTTACCATAACTAATATGAAAACAGGTCAAGAATATATGTCAGACGCAGAAGCAGATACTGATGTAGATAACTCTGGAACAGAGACTAAAAGAGAAGATATACGTAGAGACGTAAAAATAACAGTAGAAGAATTTAACTTAGGAGCAGCTTCTGAGTTGTAAAACTCAAGCTTTTTATATAAAATAGAACGATGGCAATAACAAACGCACAACAATATAAACAACTATTATCAAACGGTGGAAGTACCAACGATATATCTTTAGAAGAAGCAAAAGATATGGCACCTAAAGGTGAGTTTCTTGCATACATAAATAAAAAAGAAGCTAAAATGTTAAAAGATTCTGGTGGGTCAGGTATTATGACAAACGCAGGTATTCCAAGTTTTGAACCTAGATCATCCAGGGAAGCAGAACAAAAATCACGTACACCGGGTCCAACTTATTCGGGAATGAGTTCTATTGGATCTGGTGGAAGCGGAGGTAGTGAAAGTGATTCAAAAGACGATGGCAGAGGTTATACAACAGAAACACAAGATTATAATACATACAAAGCTACAGGTGAAAATCCTTTAAACCTTGATATTGCTAGAATAGAAAAAGACGGTCCAACATTAGCTCCAAGAGAAAAAAAAGGACAAATTTTTTTAGAAACAGAACCAACATATAATAAATATGTCCCATCATATGTAAAAGCAGCCGCAAATTTCAATAACACACCTAATAGAAAATTTTTTTATGAAAATGTTATAAGAGGAGGAAAGATTCCTGGGTTAGGTTATGACGAAGAAGATTTTGAAGAAGAATATGATAGGTATATGTCAAATAGAATGGCTGGTAAAACAGATGCCTACGGTAACCCAACCGAAGGTTTTGAGTACGGAGATAATAATATGCTTACCGGAAATTTTATGGATAATGGTGGTGGAGATAACAATCAAACTTACGTACCACCAATTATACCTGACGATAATGACGACACAGAAGAAGAAGTTATACCAGATAGAAACTTAGGTGGCCTTGCTCCAAGATTCGCGGGCTCTCAATTTGATTTCACAGGTCTTGCTGATGGTGGACGTGCAGGTGCCATGGACGGTGGACGAATGATGATGATGGCGAATCAAGAAGAAGATGATCCCGTAGGTGGAATCATGGACCTTGAAACATCAAGACAGATGTATGGTCTAGGTAAATTAGTTAAAAAAATTACACGTGGTGTTAAAAA